GTCGACCCGGTTGACCCCGTCGACCCGGTTGACCCCGTCGACCCGGTCGATCCGGTTGACCCCGTCGACCCGGTCGACCCGGTCGACCCGGTCGATCCGGTCGATCCGGTTGACCCCGTCGACCCGGTTGACCCCGTCGACCCGGTTGACCCCGTCGACCCGGTCGATCCGGTTGACCCCGTCGACCCGGTCGATCCGGTTGACCCCGAAGACGACGGCAACAATGGTCACGGCAACGACCCGGGCAACGTCGATCCGAGCAACCCCGGTCAGGGCTGAGCAACTCTACACCCAGAACAGAAAGGGCGCCCACTGGGCGCCCTTTCTACATTCCGACCTTGACCCGTTGTACCTCGCCCCTGTCCTTGTGGAGCGTGATGGCCTGCAGCTGAGCTCGGGCGGTGTACGCGTGCGACACCGCATAGGCGTCCCGGGCGGTGACGGCGCGAAGCTGTTCCCACGTCACCCCGCCGATGTCGGCCGACTTATGGTGGTGCAGGTGACCGGTGAACAGGAAGCGGTGCTTGGTCTTCCCCCAGATTGCCGCGTGTTCGTCTGCCAGATAGAGCACGATGCGCTCGGCCTTGGCCTTGTCGCCATGGTGCGCGGCGATCATGTTCTGGCCGAACTGGTGAACGAAGAACTCGCCGGGCACCTTCTGCACGGTGACCCGAGGGTTCTCACGGTAGCGCTCAGCCAGCGCGAACATGATCGCCATGTAGCTATGCGGGTTGTGGTTGCCCGGCAGGATACGGACGATCACCTGCGCGTGTTTTCTCAGGGCCAGCTCGACGCTGGTAGCCAGCGCGGCGATGGTCACCTCGAGCGTGCGGTAATACCGCGTGTCGACGTCGAGGACGTGCTTCGACCGGGGGGTCTGGTTCGTCTGGTCGTCTGCGTGCATCAGGTCGCCGACGTCGAGGATCAGGGCGGTGCCAGACGCAGGCGACGACGCTACGCAGCGCCCGACCCACTCCACAATCCGCGAGGTAGCGAGGTCGGTGTCGTAGGCCTCCCCCGTCTCTTTCCCCCATGCCACCATGCCGACATGCGCGTCGGCCAGTGGGTAGATGGTCAGCAGGTCGTCGTCGACGTACGCCGGCGGGACCACGGCAGGCGCGGGCGGAACGCTCGACATCGCCTCACGGATACGCTCGAGCACGTCTTCCGCGCCGCCCTCGGGCTTCCCAAAATATACGTATACGCTGTCGCCGTCCTTGTCTTTTAGCCACGCGGAGTGCACGTCAGCGGGGTCAGCTGCGCCTCCGGCGCGCAGCCGGTCGGCCAACTCGGGAGGCATCTCAAGGACGCGCGTCGCGCGGTCGAGCCGCTCTTGCACCGTCTTGCGATGGAGACCTAACGCTCGTGCCAACGCGTGGACGGTGGTGTGCCCACCGTCGCGCACCAGATGGGCGAGCTCCTGCTGCGTCGGCGTGAGCCCGGCCAGTTGAGCCGGGCTGGCGGAAAGGATGGCCGCGAAGCGCGCGGACGAGGGTCCTGTCATATGTAGGGTTCTTAGATGGGTTGCTTGATCGTGACGGCGTGGAGGCAGAGGAGGTCAGAACCGTCTTCTGCCGCCCACGTCTCGGCGTTGTCACCTGTCACGGGATCGACCACGCCGATTGCGAAGACGTACTCCCCGGTGTACGGGTTGGTCCCGTAGCCGTAGGGAGCGGGCGGGTTGGTGTAGCCCCGTGCACGCACGTCCGCAACCCATCTGTCGACATCGAGGTAACACGGGCGGGAGCTGGGTTCCAGCAGCAGCATCTGGTAGCCCCCCTCCAAGTCCAGCACAAGCCCGACTTCAGCTGTCAGGTCCGGTGAGGCTGCGACGGCGGGTGAGGCGAACAGGACTGCGGCGAGGATTGAACTGCGTAGCATGGTCTGGCTCCTTTAGGTGAGAGGTCCTTGTAAGTCGTCGCAGCGTACCGGCATAGCCCAATGATGTCAAATAATTCGCACCCGCGTGTCCTACCGCCGGTTACGTGTGAATGATTTGCTCGCGTCCCCGACCACCAGCGCGGTGAACGCGACGGTCATGAAGTCCCAGATGCGCGGCGGTACATCATGGATCACGAAGTTGGTCCCGAAGTTCGGGTTGATGATCGACACGGCGAAGATCGCGGTGATCCACAACCCGAAAGGTATGACGATCAGGAACGCTCCGATCGAGCTCGCACCCCACCGGTCGGCGGCCCGGGCGCGCGCCATTTCCAGCGCGGTGTCGATCCGCTTGATGTCGAGATCAGCAGCCAGCTTGTCCTCGTCGTTCTTTGCCGCGAGCTTGCGCTCGTGCGCGCGTTCAAGCGCGCCCACCAGCCCGGAGCCGGTGAGCGCGTTGAAGAGTGCGAATATGCCGCGTACGAGGAACATCAGTCGCTACCCCACTTGCGCAGCGACCACCACAGACGGAACTGCTTGGCCTTCACGACCAACCAGCCGCCATCAGCCAGCCCGAGAGAGATCGCGGCGGCAACCTGCGCCACGAACTCCGGGTGCTCGATGACCCCGACCAGCCCCGGGGGCAGGCCGAAGCCGAGCAGGTAGACAGTGAGCCAGCGCAGCAGTTGGCGCGTCAGCTCCAGAACAACGGACGGGTGCATGGTCAGCCTCCTGCGAAGTAGTTGTACGCCGCGACCGCGGCCATGATGATAGCCCCGATAATCCCATAGGGCGTCTTCGAGGTCAATGCCGGTTTGACCACGGCGGGCGCCTTGGGTGCACCGAGCGCCGGTACGACGAGCAGGGCGTAGTGCAGCGCGTTGTGCGTGACCGGTCCGGCGACGCCGTCGACGGACAAGCCGCTGTTCATCTGGAAGCGGATGACCTCGGTCGGTTCGTAGCCCAGCAAGACCAGCGCAGTCCGCACGAACAGGTCACGCCGGTCTGCCCGACCGTTATAGCCACCATTGATCCGCTTGGTGATCCTGTCGGTGTCGCCACGATCCGCGTCATAGTTGAGGTTGTGCGTCTCCCAATACCAGATCGCAGCAAGGCCTTCCCAAGGGTCGGTGTTCACTGCGTTCGGGTTCTTCACGAAGTCCGGCGCGCGCGGGTCGATCTTCTTCGTCCACTTGGTGAACGCCGCATAGTTCGTTTTCCCGGTGATCTGGATGCCCGCGCGGCCGGCATACAGCTTGCCATCCCCGTCCACCGCGGCGGTGTTGCCGAGGTCTGTGCGGGTGTCATACCGCTTCTGCGCCGGGGTCGGGCCCCACAACTCGCGATCGTACCGGAAGCGAGCGCTCTCGTGCATGATCTGCGCGAGATACTGGGCAAGACGGTGTGGCCGGTTGAGACCCAGCTTCTCGTAGCCGTACATTTCCAGCCCGAGCAGGGCGCTCTTGGCATTCGCGGTGTCGATGGCGCGGCCCGCGATCAGGTCGATCTGTTTCAGGCCGAAGGCGGTCAGGGGTGCAGGCTTCATGGTCATGCCTCCAATTTGGCTTTGATCTCGACAAGAGCGGATCGGATGTGGGTCAACTCGGTTTGTACCACGAGAAGGGTACGACTGTCAATCCCCGAGGACTGCTCGAGCGCGGTCAGGCGACTTTCGAGCGCCGCGACCTTGATCTGCAATTGCTCCTGCGTCCAGCGCTGCCGCGCGGTGCCGAGGATGAAGCCGACGACCATCGTGACGGCATACAGCGCGATTTGCCACCACTCGAGGATGGCCTCCGGGATCGTGTTGGTCGTGGTGGTGGACAAGGTCGGTCTCCCTTCAGGTCAGATTTCGTCAAAGTGCCCCGGATCGTAGGTGTTGATCACCTGCGCCAAGTGGATCGCCAGAGGGTCGCCACGCTTGCGCAAGGCGTCCAGCCGGGTCGTCGTGAACGGCGAGAACGACCCGTCGTCGTCCCGCAGTGTCGGCCATTCCAGCCAGATGAACGAGCAGCACGTCAGGTTGTAGATCGGGTTCGTGATGGCGGTCAGAACGCCTGCCGTCGCGCCCCAGAAGGTTTGCGGCAAACCCTTCTGAAAATAGCCCGCGTTACGTGGAACGAAATACAGCGCAAACGCCCCCAGCGTGATCAAGGTGAAGGGGGCGCAGAGGAGGTAGCGGAAGTACATCCAGCGCGACATCACGCCTCCCACGAGATGAAGGCGCTTCCGCTGTCGAACGTGTACGCGCCCGATGGCAGAAGGCGAACGCCTGTTACGTTACCAGCCGCTATGAAACCGCCACCCATGACCGTTTGGCTTCCGCTTCTACGCCCGACATGGTCCTGTATCCAGTCGTCTGTTCCCGGAACGCGCGCGAAGTTCATCCTACCAGTGAAATTCTCTACCCCAGCGACTTGATAAACCTGGAACGCGTTGGCCGGTCCAGCGCTTGTCGCGACCGTGACCCCGTCGGTTGTCGCGAACGTGGAAGTGTACCCCGCAGTAATCGGAGAACCCGCCGCGTCGAGGAGTTGAACTCTCCAGCCCCCAGACCCGGAAAGGCTTACCTGAAGGCAATGCAAAGTAAAGAACATTGCCGTTGTCGGGACGCCGGTCAGATCGTGCGTCGTACCAGACGTGGTGACCGCGACGTTGCTGGTGCCCTTTACCGATCCCCACTCCGGGGCGGTAAGCCCGGCGTTCTGCCGAAGAACCTGAAGCGCCGAACCTTTGGCGAGCCGTGTCCACGCGGTAGCCGAACGGTAGAGGATGTCCCCCTCGACAGCGTTCTGGTTGGCACTGATCACCTCGCGCCATGCGCCCCAGACCGACGCGGTCATGCGGCGACGGAACACCTTGTCGCTGGTCGCGTGGTGCAGTTCCATCAGCGCCGTACCAGCGGCTTGCCGCCAGAGTTCGATCAGCCCGGTATCCGCCGCCACGATACCTGTCGGGTAGGTCCCGAGCGTCGTCCCGTCGAAGAAGTAGACACCGGCTTTTATATTGGTTGCGTCGATGTTGGCCAGCAACACGGGCGCACCTGCGACGCCGAGACCGTAGTTCAGGAAGTCGGCGGACGCCGCCGCCGCTGCCGTCGCGCTGTTCGAAGCGGCTGTCGCGCTGTTCGAAGCGGCTGTCGCGCTGTTCGCCGCCGCAATAGCGTTCGCCGCCGCGTTCTGCACCGCTATCAGGTTGGCGATGATGGCGTCGATGTCGGCCATGTTCGCCGACACGGTGTTCACGTTTGCGATGTTCGCCGCGACCGTCGTGATCTGCGCCTCGATAGCCGCCAGCGCGTTGACGTTCGTGCGCAACTGTGCGAGGTTCGCCGTCCCGAAGCTGTCGATGGTCACCGCGCGCAACATGCTCTCGCGCAACTGGCGGCATGTGAGTGTCAGACGGTCGAGGCTGGTTTCCAGAAGCGCAAGTTGGATGCGGCCTTGGTTCGAGTAGTCGGTGCTCTGCTTGAAGTCCATGTCGAGCTGGATGACCAGCTTGGAGCCGGTGGGCGCGTCAGCCGCGTCGACCAAGACGATCGTCCCCCCGGCTTCGCTGCCGATACCCGTGACGGTATAGTCGGTCGTCAGCGTGAGGATGTCCTCCGACAGGTTGGCGTTCTGCCGGGTCACTTTGATGTCCGTCGCGGAGGTGATCAGGAAGTTGTAGCCAAACACCGTTGTGATACCGTTGCCGTTGTACGGCCCGGAGCGAACTACGGGCGTGCCGTCATCGTTCACTGTCTCGACTGTCATGCGTGCACCCTACCTTCTATATCCCGCGCTGTCTAGCGCGGAAGCCCCATGATGTAGCTCATCGGGCTGACATCCCCACCATCTTGTCTTTCCGCTTCGGCAGCGACCAGCCGCCAGAGCGCGACCGAAGGATACCCCGGCACGGCCACGCCGACAAGCTCGTTGACACTGCGGAACAGCGATTGGTCGACCTCACCTTGACCGACCTGCACACCGACGCGCCCGAAGATGTCGGCCACGCCGCCGTAGGCGCCGCCACCGTTGAAGCCCTGCAGCGCTGAGGCCATGTCGCGGATAAAGGGCAACGTGCCCATAGCCGACAGCGCGGTCTCGCGGGCGAGGAACGCCAGCCAGCTCTGCTCGTCTTCCTCGTCGTCACCCGGTAGCGTGCCCTTGATCAGGTTGTACAGCACGGCCTCGACCGTGAAGATCAGCGCCAGATCGATCGTCCCGTTCAGCAGCGCAGCCACGGAGCTCTTATCGTCTGCCCGAACGTCCCGCGCGGTGCGCCCGGCGATTTCCTGCGCGACGTTGAACTTGGCGAACATGTACGAGCCCAGCGCGGTGAACAGCCGGATGAACTCGTTCTGCCGAGTGTCACGGCCGAGCGTCCCCCGCTCGATCGCCGTGCGGTCCGCGTAGATGCCTGACGCCTGCGCGCGGGCGACTATGCGGTCGGCGTGCTGCGCGGCCTCGTCGTCGGACATCCCCTGCTTGCGACCCTGCTCGTAGCCGGCCATCCACGTCGGAGCGTCGACGACATAGAACTGCACCTTCTGCATCGCCCAGAACCCGGCGGCCATCAGGAGGCCTCGCCCGTCAGCCAGCATGCCGCTGGTCGGATTGCGCGTGGCCTCACCGATCAGGTCGAACATGTCGCGCTGGAAGGTCATCTCCCGCTCGCGCATGAACACCGACCGCGCTTTGATGCGCTGCCCTGCCGGATACATCCCTTGTGCAACGTACGAAGAATAGGCTTTCACCATCGGGGCTTTTCCAATGACCGCCATCGACTGCGCCAGACCGGTGAACTGGATGGCGACAGTCGACATGTTGAAGGCCAGCTTCGAGACCGTGAAACCAGACTTCGCGTGCCGCGCCATCCGGCCGAGGACGCCCCCGGTCACGATCTGCCCGGCGGCAACATCCTGCAACCACACCTCCAGCGACGCGTGGTCGACCAGCAGACCGGCCTGCTCAAACAGCCCTTTGACGCGTGGCTCCTGCAGCACCTTCCAAGCGTTTGCCACCTCCTCTGACAACGCCAGATCGTGGATCACTTGGTTGACGTGGCCGAACAGCACGTGGATACCCAGCTCTACCGTGCGCCCGCCTGAACCGGCCGCGCGCTCCTTGGTGTGCCCGTTGCGGGTCTGTGCCTTGCCGAACCGTCCAGCCTGCATAGCGTTCTGGATTTCCTGATGCTTCTCCTCCGCCACCTTGGCCGAGAACCGGCGGTCGTACACGATCGGGTAGTAGCCGCCGCGGACGCCAGCGGGCATACCGGGGAGGCCTTCAACCATCAGCATGGCCTCGACCTTTTTCGGCACAACGCCGGTGGTGCGCTTCTCGCGCTCGGCGATCTGCGGCCAATACTCTGCGTCGAGGTGATCCCAAGCACTCTGGACGAACTTCCAGTCACGTTCGTCGAGGTGCTCCAGCAGCGCGCGCGCCTCCAGCGGGGTGACCGCCTTTGCGTTATCGCGCGACGTCAGCCGCTCCCAGTTGTCTTTATTCCCGCTGTTCAGCGCGATCGAGATCAGGTCCCACTTGCTGAGGCTCTGGTCGTAGCCGTCCCAGCGCTGGCGGACGGCCATACGGCGGCGCTCTCCCCGGTCGTAAGGCGTGAACAGCTTGTCCAGCTCCAGCGCGGCGCGCTGGCGCATGACCACTTCTTGGCTCGACGCCCGATCGATGCCCTCTTTCAGGTGACCGTAGACCGCACCGGTGCGCCACCCGTCAATCCGACGCAAAAGGGTGTCAGCATTTGTGGCATAGTTGACGAACTCCTTCACGGCGTCGCGCACCCGCTCGAAGCCCGTGGGCACCCGGTTCAGGTCGCGCCCCTTGATGTTGTCGGAGAACGCCTGCTCGATGTCGCTGACGACCTCGTCCATCTCCCGCTCGCGCTGCTTGTCCAGCAGCTTCTTCTTCAGCCGGGCGGTGTGCTCGATGTTGGATAGCGCGTCGAGGACGCCCTGCAGACGTTGCACCGTCAGTGTCTTGTAAGGCACTCGCTTTGCATCGGTGATCAGGTGGTCAGGGATCGAGAGCTCGTTCTCGCGCCCGGCCTTGATCATCATCTCCATGTACCGCAGCAGTCCGCCGCGCTTAGCCTCGGCCGCGGCCGAGAGCTTGCGGAAGTCATAGGTGTACAGCAGGTCGTCGATCGCCTCGAGGTACTCCCCGGCGAGGTTCTTGCGCGTGCCGGACCGCTTGAGCTTGGCGGCCTTCCGCTCCGTACGCGCCACGAGGTCGGCAGCCTTCCGGCTCTCGACGAACAGCGAGTGCTGGATCAGCTGCTTACGCTTGGCCTCAAACGCCCCGTTGGTGTCACCGGCTATCAGCAGCCGCGCGGCCTGCTCACCGAACGTGCGCGCCTGTTGGGCGTACAGGTTCGACCGGATGGCGTCGCGCACCTTCATGCGGGCGATGACGTCGCGTGCGATCTGCGCGGCTTGCTGACGGCTGGTGATCTTGCCGGGGGCCGCGGACACACGATTGATCGCGCGCAGTTCGGCCGCCAACACTTGCCCGTGCTTCTCACCGTGCAGCGCCTCAACCATCGCCTCGGCGGCGTCGCCCTCAGTGCGCGGGTCCTGCTCGGCCAGCCGCTCAGCGAGCTTGGCCTGCACTTGGTTCCTGATCTCGTCCTTGGCGCGTGGCTTCGTCACGAAATCGTTCAACATGTCGGCGCCGCTGTCGTAGCCAAACCAACCTGCGACCTCGTCTGCGGTCAGGCCAGAGCCTGCCTTGGTCATCGGGCGCCGGCCACGCGGCAGCTTGTCGAGCAGCTCTTGACCATACTCGTCGGCGAGCAGCTCCGGGTCCATGCGCAGATCGGCAGGAAGATCGTCCGGTGCCTCGGCCGAGCCGACCCAGCGGCCGTTGGCCAGCCACTCGAACGCTCGGTTATGGCGTTGGCCGTTGACCTCCTCGGACACCTCTTTCATCAGACCGTTGCGCAGTGCGCGGGCCTCGGCCGACCGCTGCGCCATGATCGGCGCCATGGTCTCGCGCAGCGCCAGCCCGAAGGCTTCCGAGCGCTCCTCATCCTGCAGGCGCACGAGCTCCTCGTAGCTGGCCTCGTCCAGACCCATGGCCTTCGCGGTGGCAGCGATCTGCTCGGCGCCGACGCTGAGCGAACGAGCCTGTGTGATCTGCGCGTCGGTGGCGATCATCTTGTCGAAGACTTGCCGGACCTCGTCCGAGAGCTCCACCCGCAGGCGCTTCGCAGACTTGTAGACCTCCATCAACCATGCGGCGAACCGGTGGAAGACACCGCGCAGGGCGATGCTCGGGGCTTTACCCTCGCGCAGGTAGGCCTCGAAGCCACGGGCGAAACGCTCATGCAGCCCACGGTGCACCTTGTCGTCGACATCGGCGGCGCCGGTCGTCCCTTTGGACAGATACTCCAGCACCTGCGGGGCGATCAGCCCCATCTCGTTGGCGATGTCCTCAGCTTGGCTCACGAACCACGCGTTCACCGTCTGGGTCGCCTCGGTCGAGAACTGGTCGCCCGCCCGGGCGCCAGTCTGCAGGAGCCACAGCATCCAGTGGCCGCCCTCGTGCATCACGGTGGACAGGTCAGCCTTGTCGAAGACTGTGATCTCAGGCGCGGCGTCGCTGCCGACAGGCGGCAGGATGATCTGACCGCGCGCACCGCCGGGCCGGTTCTGGAACAGCGGCTGGGGCTTGGACGCCTCAGCGCGGAACTCGTCGGTCAGGGTGAGCGACCAGACGGGATCGCCCGCGTAAACGAAGAAGCGCTCGTCGCCGATCGCTCTGGCGACGCGGGCCACTCGGGTGTTATCCATCCTCGTCATTCCGATCTCGATAACTGCGGCGTAGTTTCCGGCTACGTACTCAGCTTGCATCGCGGGTTCGACGCTGAAACTCGCGTTTCCGTGATCCACGACCGCATTTCTAAAACGCCGAACTTGCTCGGGAGTTATCTGGCCGTCGATCAGCCCCATCCGCCAGTAGTTAAGGTACTGGCGCACCGCTTCAGGGTTGACGCGTTCTTCGTTGCCTCGCGCCAGCGACGTGTCGCTCTCGACCTTCGCCCCGAACTTGCCCGCCCACTTCTCGAGGAACCGCTTCATTTGCTGGTCGTAGACGATACGGTAACCTTGGCCGGCATTGTCGCTGAGGTTGACCTCGGGCAGGTCCTCGCCGGTCCCGGTACGCAGTCTCTCGCCGTCCGCGAACGGTTGCATAAACTGCTCAACCAGCGCGGCTGGGAACACCTCGCGCAGATGGCGGCCTTCGACACCCATGCCGTTCAGGCGGTCTCCGCCGCGCGTGATAGTCCCATCTGCGCCGAACGTCGCTGTCAAGTATTGCCCATCGTTCAAGTCCGCAGTGGCCGTCTGTTGGCCGTCGCTGCCACGCTGGACAAACCAGCGCGCGATCATCCCTTGAGCACGCTGCTCTTGCACGCCCCAGCGCGCCATCTGCATGTAGCCCGGGGTCCACGCGATCTTCTTGAACCCCTCGCGCGCGGCGTAGGTGGTCAGATACTTCATCGCCAGCTGTACAGCGCTCTCGCCCTCGAAGGGGGAGAATGGCAGCGGGAGCTGGCCATCTTCGCGCCCGACGAGCCCCGGCGGCAGGTCGCGACGGTACTGCAAAAAGTCAGCGCGCGCCTCTTGGCGGGCCTCAGCCGTTTTGTCCAACGTGACGAACGCTTGCTGCCAACCGGGGGCGGCCGCTTCGCGCAGCTTCCTAACGACCAGTAGAGCCATCGCGTTGCGGATATGCGGCTCTGCATCGATCATCTCCCGGTAGAGGGCCGTGGTGCGATCGAGTGCCGATTTCAGGTAATCCGCCGCAAACGCATCGAACGTCTCGAAGTGCCCCTCTACCTCCGCGAGCTTCAGGGAGCGCGCTAGGTTGCCGCGCGCCCGCGACGACGCGCCGAGGATGTCATCCATGATGTTGACAGAGACCGCAAAAGACTGTCCCTCGAAGAACGAAACCGATGTGTCGCGAAGGGTGTCGTCAAAGGCGTTTCGCGCCTGCAGCAGCGCGATCTCTCCGGCTGCGAATACATCCTCCAACCGGCGCAGCTCGTCCAACATCTCCTGTTGCTCGGGGCTCACCGAGGGGACTTGCCCGCCGCGTTTGCGCCAGAAGCTGTTCAGGTCCGACTGCACCTCGCCGACGAACAGGGTGTCGCCTGTCCGTTGTACACGGGCGTGCACGACGATGTTCGGCGTGTCAAAGTGGCCGCTGTTGGCGATGGTGCTCACGACACCCCGCCCCGCGTTTGGCCCGATCTCGTCGAGGTTCGGCACGGTGATCAGGATTTCCTCGTAGTCCGCGGGGGTGCTGAGCTCGGTCGCGTATCCGCTGAACGTGCCCGGACCGTCGACAACCTCGATCTGTACCTGCGCGCTGGAGAGCCAGTGGTAGATGTGCTGGCGCGTCAGCTTGCGGGTCGGGTCCTGCCCTTCCAGCCACGCGGCCAGACCGGTCCACTCGAGCTCGGCCTTCTTCACGCCGGGCAGCTTCGGGATGATCTTCAGCCAGTCCTGTGCAGGCGCCGTCTCCTGCTTTGCGTCGAGGATCGCCTGCGACAGGGCCGACTTGAAGAACGCCTCGCCGCTCTGGTACAGCGCCATGTCCCGCTCGACACGCTCGACCGGCAGCGCGTCGAACACGGCCGCCACGTCACCAAGCGGTCCATCGATCACGAAGTAGCCGGCATAGCCGGCCCGCTTGATCAGCGTTTCGTAGGCGCCGATCTGCTGGGGCGCTGGGAGCTTGCCGTCTACCTTGTCGCGCAACCCGTCGGGATCGGTGTCCCACGGATAGAGCTTCTGCGGATCGACCGCCACGGTGTGCTTGAGCCCACCCAGATCGGGGCTCTCCCGCTCATAGGCGGTGTTCCGCTTGCCATGGTTCAGCCCGAAGAAAGCCTTCTTCGGCCCCGAGCGGTGGCGCTCCGGGCCGGGCAGCTTACCCTTGCCCGCGTGACGCGGGTCGATCGTGGCGCGCTCACGTGGCGACCAGTGGGTCAGCTCGGTCAGGCCGTCCTCGCGACGGAACAGGTCATCGCGCGGATCGTCAGACTTGGCGTCGGGCCAGTCCAGATCAAGCGTGAACGTGCGGCCGTCTGGCAGCGTGGTCTGGTAGTCCTCATCAGGCTTCAGCGCAGCGCCCTCGCGCAGACCGATGATCGGGACGGGCTTGCGCCCCTCCTCGCCGTAGACAAAACCTTGCCGGGTCAGGATGCTTTCCTGCCGGAACATGTCGCGCATGGTCGCGCCGTAGGTGGCCTCGTTACCGAACACGAGGAACGACGGGCCATCGTCGGTGGCGGCATAGCGGCCGCGCACCTCGCGGTGAGCCAGCCCAGTGGCGGCCAAGAAGTCGCGCAGGCGCTGGGCCTCCGCCACGTTGTCGGCGCTATCCCAGTCACCGAAGTGGCTCTGGGTTGCCGAGATGATGAACCAGCCCTTCTTGCGAAAGGAGCTGAGCTTGAGCTCGCCGTCGAAGTCGGCCGGCGTCGCTGCATCCGGCGGGATCGAGCTCTGTTGCAACACCATCGCGGGCTCGCCGACGAGACGGGGGGTCTCGACGGTCGCGTATTCTGACGCAAGAGACGGCAGGTTCTGAAGAAACCCTGCCAGCTTTGCGGGATCGTCTGAGGCCGCGTAGCCTTTGAAATTCCCGCTGTCCCACACCTGAACGACATGCGCAAAGTTTGCGCGTAGCACCGCCTCGATCTCAGTGTTCGAGACTTGGAGGTCGGTCATACCTTCGACTGCGTCGCCGCCAGTCTGCAGCACTTCTTGACGCTTGGCCTCGAGCTCTTCGGGCGAGTAGTACTGCGCCTTAAAGCTGTCTTTCTTGGCCTCGTTCGCGCGGTATGCCTCCGCCGGACCGCCGACTTTCTCAGCGGTGTAGAAGAGGCCGCCCGGCTTCATCAGCCCTTTGGCCGCCGCCACCTGCGCGCCGCGCGCGTTCGAGATGAACTGGAACACCATCTGCTCGACGACTACATCGAAACGCTGGGCGCCGGGATCGAACACCCGAACGACTTCGCCGGTGTCTTCGGTCCAGAGTTCATTACCTGCGTCCTCGATCGCACCAAAAGCCGAGAAGTCGAAGCGCACGCCCGGGACCTGCCCTTTCTCTTCGAAGGTCCGCTGCATGTCGAGGTTCGGGTCCATCGCGACGCCGGTCGCGCCGTTACCAGCGAGTTCGACGATCGCCTTGACTGTCGATCCTTCGGACGCGCCGATGCGCAGGATCGACCCGCCGTTCAGCACCTGCGAGATCGCGTAGCCAACGGCGTCTTGCATCTCCCGGTATCCCGGGATCGAGGTCATGATGTGCTTGTCGAAGTTGCCCGAGTATTTCTCACGGGCTGCGCTGAACTCCCCGACCTCCGGTGGAAGGTCGATCACCGGCGTGTACCCGTCGAGGTTCTTCGGCTTCTGCCTACGCCCAGCGGTGACGTCGGCGAAGAAGTTCGTGAACTTCCGACCGTCGCCTTTCAGCGCGCCGGTTAGGACCTCGGCGCGATCGAGGTCAGGTAACCGGCGACCGTCTGCGGCCGCTGCGCTTTCCAGTCCTGTGCCATCGCTGACACCTGCTCCGGCGTCGGCGATAGGTCCGGCCACTCCGATGGGTCCACCAATTGCACGTCGGGCCGCGTCTTCATAGCTGATGTCGCCATTTTCTTTTGCTCCCATGTCCGCCATCAGGCGCTTTTCGTAATACCAGATCAGCGCCTGCACATCCGCGATAGAGTACCTCTTCCCGGTGCGGTTTGCAAGCTCGTCGCGTGCGGCGCCGGCGACCTCAATCATGAAGCCTCGCTCTTTCGCGCTGAGCGGCGCCTCCTGCAGCTTGACAAAGGCGTCTTTGTACAAGGTGTTCGCGGCCTTCTCGGCCTCGTCGCCTTCTTTGTAGCCCCGGTCCTTGTACCGCTGGGCGTGGTCGACAACAAGTTTCAGCGCCTGACTGTCGGTCAGATCGGGCTGGCCGACCAGCCACTTGAAACGGTGCAGGCCAACCGGCTCACCCTTGCTGTTCACGGCGTTCTTCAGCCCGCTCACTCGCGGCAGCACGTCGCCGCGGTAGCGGTTGATCGTGCGGGTCCACCACAAATCCATGGTGAGGTAGCCGTCGGCGCCCGACAGGTTGGCGTAGAACGCCCCCAGCTTTGGTCCAAAGATCGCGGTCGCCCGGGGCACGCGTGCGTCGTTCGGCATCTTGGAGATCGCGGGCATACCGATCTTCCGCAGCTCGACATTCGTCTCTTTGACTGTCACGCTCTCGGTCAGGAACTGAGTGATATCGGCTACGCTGTCGAACTCCCCGACCAGCTGTGCGATCCGGTTGAGGTGGTTTGTGATCGAGGAGCCGCGCTCGCCGACGCCCCGCATCACGCGCATGCGGCCGGTCTCGCGAAACTGGCGGTACGCCTCGACGGCCATCTTGTAGTTGTCAGCGACCCGGGCACCGTTCGAGGTGACGGCGATGATCATCGTCATCAGCTGCCGCGCCTCGTACGCGGAACTGACCTTCTTCAATCCGGCGAGGTTGGGTCGTACCCACTCACCATCGTTGCTGAACTCAGGGAAGCGCGCCGCCATGATGTCGAGCGCCTTTTGGAACTTGGTCGTGTACCACCCGTCCGCAGCCGCGCCGGGCGTCTGCAGCTCGAACTCGATCTCGTCGGCCATCCAGCTCGCCATCTTCTCGATGGTCTTGCGCCCGAAGTCCTTGCGGTTGATCTTACCGTACAGCGCCCGCTGACGCTTCTGCATGACCAGCGCCAATGCGCGGGTGGTGATGCTCTTGCCCGGGGTGTGTCCGTATGCGCTCAGGTCTTCGGTGCCGTTGCGCAGGCTGACCGTCTGCATCAGGGCCTCGCCCGGCGTGGCCGGGTAGATGCCGCTGGGCGTCAGCAAAAAATCCTCTTCGAGGTCAGAGCTGAGCCCTCCTCTGTCAGCAACAGCAATTGCTGCCAGCCGGATGTCATCAACGTCGGCCGTCTCGGGCGTCAGCCCGCGCTCGGCCAGCTCCTCCGTGATCACCGCGAACTCCGGCAGGGTGGCGGTCGTCGGGTCCTGCATAGCATCCGACAGCTCGCCGAGCCGCATCACTCGGAACGGGGCGGCCGTCGCCGCGGCGCCTTCACGGCGTACGGTCGGCACGATGTTGCGCCGCACGAACTCCTCAGTCGTGATGCCCTGCCGCTGCGCCATGGTCTGCACCGTGCTGGCGATAACCTGCGCCTCAGCCCGGGCCACGCCCGGCGCGCGCCCGGCCGTGACGAGCTGTGTGACCAGCCCTTCGTACTCTGCCTGCGAAGTGGCGTCGAACTCCGAGGTGCGCTCAAGCTCAGCCACCCGCGTCTCGATCGCCTTGATCTCGGTCTCCGCCTCGGCCATCGCCTCCTGCGCTTCAGCGTAGGACATGCGGTCAGCCTGCAGGCGCAGGTTATCTGACAGCTTGGCGTCGTAGCTGGTGCCCGCGATCTTCGCCGCGTAGACCGCGGTCGGGATGGCGAAGGTGCTGCCAGTCTCCGCTGCCTTCTGGAACACCCGGTAGTCCAGCTCAGGCGTTGCGTCAAACAGTGCTGTCAGCTCCTCGGGCGCGTCTTGGAACAGCTGCTCCATCCGCCCCGCGTCGATGTGCACATTCTCCACCGGGCCGTCTTTGGTCAGAGCTTCGACGGCGGACTTGAAGGCCTCCGGGGAGCGCTTCCGCAGGTTGCTGTTGACCGAGCCCTCGCTCAACGCCTTGAAGAAACCACGGCGATCTGCGTTGTTCTGGGCCTCGCTGTACCGTCGGAACACGACGCTACTTCCCACGCCGGCCGCTTCCAACGGGGCGGTGACCATCTCGGCCAACCCCTCGAGGATCGCGTCGGTCCACGTCCACTTCTGACCCGACATCATGCGGGCCATGACCTCACCGCCGCCACCGGCCACGGCCTGCGCCACAGCCTCCACAAGGAACTTGCCTACCGGGCTCTTCGCCATGTGCGAGCCGAGACCCGCCGTGGACGCGTCGATCATCGAAACGACTGTGCTGTACACCCCGACGCTGCGGATCAGCTTGTCGAGATCGCCGTCGCTCTGCGCCAGACGTCGGGCGTCTTCCGGTTTCGACAGGTCGTAGCCCATCGCGGCCGCTTGCTCCAGCGTGCTGCTGGCCTTTGTGCTCGGGATCGTGGCGCCGACCATCGCGGCGCGGCCAAGGAATGGGTTCTTCGTCACCATCGTGGTGGTCCCGGCCGCCGTTATGGCCGGCGCGCTCTCTGCCGCGATCCCAGCCAAGAAGCTGATGAAGTCACCGGGGCTATTGTACGCCAGATCAGCGATAACCTTCGTCGTGTCGACGAAGCCCGCGTCGTCTGGGATGGCATCGAGCACCGCCGCGGCGCGCTCGGCAGCCCGACCTCGGGGGTAGTCGACGTTCCGCTGGGCCTCCGCTCTTGCCGCGTCGCGTGCAGCGTCCTCCGCCTCGCCTTCCAGAAGAGGGATAGCTTCGTCGGCCGGGGTGAACGAGGTCGCCGCGAATATGTTACCCTCGAGCCAACGCTTGGTCGCCGCGATCACCGCAACCGGGTGCACTGCGCCTTCAGTCGTCCCCGCCTCCGACTGCTTCCTCTCCTTTTCCGAGAACTTGAAGCCCCGGGTTCGGGTTGGGCCGGGAGCCTCGGCCGCGATCTCGTCAGTGAGTAGGTCACCAAATGTCTTCTGGCTGTCGCGGGCTCGGCGCAGAACCTCAGATGTGTCTTCCAGCCGGGCTGTCGGCCCGGCAAAGCCGTCGACCGTACGCGACGTGCCTCGTGCGAAGCCGTTAAACAAGACCCCCCACGCGCCGAGTTCTTCGACGCTGTCACTCGCGACAGCCGCGTTATCCTCACGGGCCATCCAATCAGCGAGCTTCGGGTTCCCCATGAACGTCTGCACGTTGCGGTGGTGGTCGATCTTCCCCTCGACCATACCCAGCACGCCGGGCTCAGCCAGAAGGTTCGCGGGTAGGCTCAGTCCTAGCGCCGTCCCTGCCATCGCTGCGACCTTACGTCGCTTGACCGCCTCCTCGGGCGTGGTGGTGGTCCGTGCCGCAGTGAGGGCGGTGGACGCCGACATCGCGGTTTGGTAGTTACGATCAGCCAACCACTTGTCGAAATCAGTGGCGTCAGGCTTCTGCGGGCCGTTCAGGAGGTCAAATTGTACCATCCCCGCAAGGTATCATTGGTCCTTCGCTGCCGCAAGAACGAAGTCGATGTACATGTCCACGAGCTCCTCATCGCTGGCATCCGGGTACGCCTTGCCCAGCTTCACCTTCATATCAGATGGGAGGTCGCGGTACTCCAGCTCAGGGCTGATGCCGAGCTTGGCCAGCATCTTACGATTGTGGTGCGCCAGTATCTCGTCGTCAGAAGGCTCGCGGCCGTAGAACGTGAGGAGCTCTTCACGGGCTTCTTTCTCGTCGGCCAGTGGAACTTGATCCGCCGTCAGACCCCCCTCTACGCGCTCATTCGACCCACGCAACGGTGCGTCGAACAGCATCGCGTCCCGGCTGCTGCCGAACATCCCTTGGCCATCTTTGAGCACGATCGGGGTGAGGAGCATGGAGAACAATTTGTCCTGCTCGTCGAAGGTCATCGGGCGCCCCTTCTCCAGCATGAACTCCCGGGCATAGCGCTTCACGCTCTCTTGGAACCGGTTGTACGCGGCAGCCTCCTCTTGCGTGCGGCTGCTGCCCGCTTTCGGAACCACATCGTTGTACCGCTGCTCGGCATCGCTGTACACCTTGTTCATTGTGCCGGGGTCATCGAGGGTGCTCTGCGTTTCTCTCCCCGCCTTCTCCATGCCTTGCATGATCTCGAGCTGCATCTGCTCGACCGACCGGAAGTCATTTTTGGAAAAGTTCATGCGCTCGTAGCTGAGGTCCAGCTCGGCGAAGCCCTGTGGGTCTTCGACAGCCATGCGCTGCAGCTCAGAGTATCGGAGCTCGTCCGTCGCCAGCGTGCCGCTCTCATACGCGCGGGCGCTCTCGAAGAAGTTCAGGGTCGCCTCGCGCCCCATCTTGATCTGCAGGTCCATCGGGATATCCTGCGGGCGCATCCCGTCTTGGGTGTACAGCCGCCACGCCTCGTCGGCCGCGCCGCGTTGGTCTTCAATGTTGAGCGAGGCCTCGGCCTTCAGCTGCTGGTCGAGCTTCGTCATCGCCGCCGCGCGCACCTTCGGGTCCTCGATCCGCATTATTGCTTCGTACGCAGAACGCGTGCTCATGCCCTCATCGACCAAGCTAGCTGGGGTATCGCCAAGCGCTGCCCCTGCAAAAGCGGCGACCAGCCATGGTGCAGCTTTGCCGCCGTCGCCTCCTGCGCCCCAGACCCCGGGATTGCCGAAGCCAATGTGCATCGAGCCGTCCGTCATGTAGCCCGAGCCGGCGCCGAAGCCGGTCACCCCGTTCGCCTTGGCCCGCGCGACGATCTCGTTGAAGTACGGCAGGTCAGCCGGGTTGTTCCAGTCCAGTTTGCGCCCGTCCTTGTAGAAGATCACGTCGGCTGCATCGCCGTGATCGTGGCGGATCGAGCCCGTCCGCTTGCTACCCTCCCCGATCGCGTCCTGCCCGCCGGAGAACACCTCCATGGTGATACCCATATCACGCAGGAACCCCATGGACATCTTCAGCTTCGGGCTGACCGGCTTGTCTCTGATCTTGCCTTCGTTGGAATACTTCAGCCACGTGTCTTCGGTGCCGCCGCGCTTGCCGACGTACATGTCGCTGCCGCGCAGCTTCTCGATCTCCGCGTCCGCCTTGCTCTCGACAACCGCTGCCTCCATGCCGACCTTCAGCCTGCTGTACTCTGCCTCGCCGAGCTCGGCACGGTGCGCGTCGATGTACGCGTCCGCCTTGACCGGGTCGTCGTACGCGATGCGGATTGCCCTGTTGCCGTGCGCCTGCTTCAGGAGCTCGGTCTTCTTGAGCGCGATCGTCTCCGGTGGTGCGCCGTTAAGACGCCCCAACCCGTCGGCTTCCGCGAGCGCGGCCTTGACGTACCGGTCCCACTCCTCGTCGTTGCCATAGTTGTCCATGGCCGTCTGCATGAACCCTTCGACCGTGCTCTCCGCCTGCGTGTTGACGTAGTTCTTCGTCTGCTCGCTGTCGTGCTTGATCAGGTTGTTCTTGGCGGTGTTGTCGAGCTGGTCAGCTGCGTCAGTGAATATCTTCTTGGCCTGCGGGCCGAGGTTCGCCTCGATCTGCTTGCGCTTCTCTGCCAGCCGTTCGTTGGCCGCGTCACGGTTCTCGGCCATGCCTTTGGCACCGGTCTGGTTCAGCGCCCCGGTCTGCGGATCGTAGAGCACATCGCGGCTGTAGTCGATGTATGTGTTCATCGCCGCGCGGGCGTCGCCGTCTGCGACCAGCGCTTCCTTGAAGCGGAAGGCCTCGGCAACCTTCCCGATCCCGACGCCCAAGTCTTGCACGGCCGCGCCGATCTGCGCACCGAAGGCGTTCGGGTTTGCCCGTACGCTCAGGTCGGTGCGGTTGCGCCCTTGTAGCCGGACCTGCTGCTCGTATACCGGAAATCTCATGCCGCCAGCCCCGCCCTGTACTTGTACACCTCAGCTCCGCCGGACAACACGTTACCTACGCCAGAGATAAGCCCGGCCCGCTTTGCCGCCCGCCCCTCGGAGCGGCTCAGCGCGGCGCCAGCTCGCGAGCTCCACGCCTCGCGCTCGAAGTCTTCGGCCTCCCGGTTCTTGTTCTCTCGGACGGTCAGCGCGTCAAGCTCAGCCTGCGTGGCGGAAGAGATGATCGCGTCGAGTGGTGACCCGTACGCAAGATCGATACCGGCCGCGCCATAGCGGGCCTCTTGGCCTTTGCGGATCAACGTGCCTTCGCGGCGCACGCGCTCTTCCTCGTCCTGCCCCCGGGCAAGTGCGTCCTTGGCTCGCTGGTCAGCGTATACCGCGTTCTGCGTCTGGATCGCGGCGTTGTAGTTGGCCGAGGCTGCCGCGGCGTTGCCCGACATGACCGTGCCCACCCCAGACAGGATGGTCGACCCGATCATCAAGGCTTGTACTCCGCACATCAGGACCTCCGCTTGTAAAAAAGTGCCATCTCTGCACCATACCCGTTTAGCCTCGGCTCTGCAAACTCGAAACCCACTCGCTTCAGGAACCGGACGGCCGGGCGGTTGCCGATCCAAACCTCGTTCATCAGGATAGGGAACTCCTCGAGCCAGCGATCCACGACGTCACCCGCCCAGCGCAGCAGCGTGCGGGCATGCGCCGATACCTCCGGGGTGCCGAGCATCCACGGGCAGCCTTCCCCGAGCAGGTAGTTCGGCGCGACCCCGAATACGGCGGCTGGCCGGTCATCTACGAAAGCCGTCACCGCGCTGCCTCGGGACAGCGCGATCGAGGTCCGCACTGCGGACGCCACGCTACTAGCCCCGGTGAGCCGGAGCTCTTCGCGGTCCAGTGGACGGATGTGCTCCGCGATGTATACCCCGTGCTCTGGTGTGGCCGCGGAGAACGAGATCATGTGTCGCTGACCTCCCAGTCCGGGGCGATCGCGGTCACGGTCATCGGGAGCGGGAAGTTCTGCCGCACCGTGATGCGCGCGTCTGCTCGCCAATCTCCTTCGATCGTCACCCGGTAGGTCGCGGTCTCCAGTTGGATTGGCCCGTCACCTTCGAACTGCTTGACCTCGTTCAGCCTACCGCCCTCGCGGCCGACTGCGATGCCGCGGGTATCCTCGACCTGTAGCACCACCGTCGATGCGGACTTCAGCTTGCCGACCGTCGAGCCGTCAGACGGGCTGCTGAAGTCGACACCCAGCGTCGTTAAATACGACGAGTAACCGAGACCGACATGCGCGATCTCGGTGTCCGCGCCCAGATCGACGCGCCCCTGCGCAGAGATGACCGCTCCCTCGACAACCGAGCCGTCTGCGAGGACAGAGACCGGCTCGCCACGCAAGTGCAGCCACCCGCGCACAATCTGCGTGGCGGCTCCCGCGTAGGTCAGGCCAGCGTCAACGAAGTAAGCCCCGGTGACGTCGTCGTAGTTCCTCGGGTCGATCGTCTCGATCCACGTCACCTCCTGCCCGTACAGCGTGCGGGACACCACGAGGTATACGATGTCGTCGCCGCCCTCGGGCAGCACTTCGACTTGGTGCACGAACACGTCGGTACCCGCGACCTCGTGCCGTGTCCACGCCCATACCTCATGCTCGGCCGCGTAGGTCAGGCTATACAGCTCACCGCGGTCAGTGGTCACCCAGACCACGCTGTCCGGCGCTTGCGCGTAGGCCCATGACGTGATGGTGCGCCGACGGAAAAGGTGCCGGGCGAGCAACGTGAGGTCCGCGCTCTCTTGGTCCGTACGCTGGGGGACGTACTCCCGGATCGTGCTACCGTCCCTCTGGACGTGCATGATCGCCTCGCCTACGAGCAGCGGCTTCGGATAGTCGCGCGAGCCCCGATACGTGGTCGTCTTCAGGATGAGGTTGGTTGGGGTGAGATACCCTTGGTCGTCGCCTCCGCGCACGTAGCCTTCCGCGCCCCGCGTGAAGATCACGGGATCGTCAGCCGGTACAATGGCGACGATCTTGTTCTGCTTCTGCGCACGTGCGCGGAAGGAGATCGCGTCGCTGTCGCCGGGCGTAAGCGCCCGGTTGAAGTTGGCCGGTGCCACAGCGGTGGACATCTCGACGGCCTGCGGCTGATTGTTGCTCGCGGCAAAGGTCAACCGTTGCTCGATGAACGTCACGAAGCTCGGGTAGTTGTCCGCCCCCGCGAACGGATCGCGGCCGCTCTGCGGGTTGTCGAGCGTGTCTGGCGTGATGTTCTCGTCGACGAAGGTCAGCCCCTCGGTTATGCCAATATAGCCGAAGATGCCGTTGTAGTCCTTATACACCTTGTACGCGGAGGCACCGGGCACCGCCGCCCAGCTGAACGTGTTGATGTTCCCCGCGACCGCGTCGAGGTCGTTGGTGCAGGTGGCTTCCGCGGAAGGTAGGCTCTCCTCCCGGGTCTCGGCCGACAGCGCGCTTGCCTTGTACCGATATGTCACAGTCCCTGTGCCGGTCGTTGCCACAGCCGTCGGGCTGCCCGGGGCCGCTATCGTCGGCGCCGCGCCAAAGAGTGCGAAGGCCCAGTTGTCCGCGGCCGTGATTTTCAGCGTACGGGGAGCGTAGCCAGCGTGCGCCAGATACACCGTCTCGAGGTCCTGCGCGTGCGCGATGTCGGGGGTGTCCTCGATCGCGTACGGAGAAGCCAGCTCGTAGACCTCGTACAACAGCGCGCTCGCGCCCACCGCGCCCCAGTCTCCGGTCGTGGTGTCAACGGTGACCCCTCCCACGATCTCGAACGTCACGTTCGACCCCGCAATCGCCGAGATGCGGACCACCTGCTGGTGGAACACCGACGTTCCGTTGGGATCAACGAAGTAAGCGAGCCGACCAACAGTAAAGGCCGCCGCGTCCGGCGCGGTAGCCATGGTGAAGCGTGCTGGGTTGGCTGCCGTGACCGCGGTGACCGGCCGGGCGCCAACCGTGCTGTTCAGGACGTACGCGCGCTCGAACAGAACCCGCATGACGTTGTCCGCGAACTCCAGCATGAAATTCGCGCCGTCTCCCAGATCGAACGGGATCATGGTGGGTTTGCCGTCGGGCGTCGACACGTCGAAGCCGGTAGCTACGTGGGTCCCGCCCCGGTTGAAGATACCGCCCTCGGGCCGCACGACCATGTTGACCGCGTCCTTGACGCCGGTCTGAAACTTGCCGAGATCGCCCCGGCTGTACATCGCCGGGCCGATGATACCTGCGTTGAAGTTACCTTGGATCAACCGCATCAGCTACTCCCAGTACGAGGAGCCGTCGGCCCCGCGCCCGTCACCCGATCGAGCGGACGCACCACGCGCTTCCAGATACTCGGACGGGTAAGCCCAGAACGTGGCCTCTTGGCTCGCGTCGAACTCGATGGCTTTCTCCAGCTGCTCCGACATCAGCGAGTGCATATCGACGAACATCGCCCGCTTACGCGTCAGCGGGTAAGCGCATGCCCGGGCCAGATAGAAGGACACCGTCTCGGTGAAGGACATCGGCCAGCTGGGCGTGTCGACGTGCCGGTAGGTGTACTGCAGGATTGCGTCGGGCTCATCCGTGTACAGCGCGCCATTGGCGAGGCTGAACGGGATCGGGACGGTGTTTGGGATGTCGATCTGCGGCACCAGCCGGATCACCTTAACCGTGTCGTTCGACAAGCTGTACTTGATCTGGTAGCGCTGCTCCCAGTCGTTCGCGACGCTGGCCAGCGCAGTGATGCGCCGGGCAAACGTCCAGTCGGACATCTCGAGCACGGCGTCGATAGCCTGATCAATGCGCGTGTTGATGATGCGCGCCGGTGCGCTGTTCTCGGTGAGGCTGGCAATGCGCTCCACACCCAGCGCGTCGAGCGCCATGTTCGCGATCTCTACTTTCGAAACGCCCATGGTGGCTCACTCCTACTATGTGGAGCGAGGGCGCGTTCGCGCCCTCGCGAGATC